GTTATATTTGAGGGTATATAAAACCCCTTGGATAGACAGGATTTCTGTAATTAGCTTCGACCCCTTAAGTTTGTATCTTAAAGAACCTACACTAATTAGTGTAAGAAACCTTCTTCTCCTTTAACTCAACTAGCATTCTAGTTCTAACATTCTTGAAGAAGTTGTAATTAACTGGTTTAAACTTCGGTCTTACGACACGAGGTTTAGCAATTAATGAAACTTCAGGTATCGGTGGTTTGATATTTTGTATCATATACCGACACCCTTCGACGAATGGTAGGGAATAAGGGAAGCTTATATAAGGAGTTTCTTCTAACAATCTTTCAATATGTCTTTCTAACACAGTTAACCGTAAGGATATCTGTGAAGGAAGCATACTGTAAGAAGGAATAGTTCCATAAGGAACTAAAGCCTTTAAGTCAGGAGAAACTTTAATATTTAAGAATCCCTTAACCTGGTTATATGAAAGAATTTCTTTGATAATGACTTTTGATTTCTCAATAGCCTTCTCTTGGTCTTTCTCTCATTGCTCCCTTAATTCGTCCTTAACGAACGGAATTAAGTGATCCAGCGCGTATCCTATTTGCCTTAACTTCATATCATATGGACTCAGCTCAACTCCAGTTTGTTCGTAAACAGACTTAAAGTTGATGGGTCCCGTATTAATAAAACCGAAAGGTCCTATTAAGACGTATAATAGAGAAGTTAAATTCTTCTTTGATACTAAGGATATATTATATCCTAAAGTATCTAGAAGAACTCTCACTTTGGCATTGTCTACTAATCCACTTTTCGAAATATAATCACGTAGAAGGCTAGGGAAATGCGCAAAAGTCTTTAAACTTTGAGCAATATTCTTAGCCCCTACAGGAGTATAATCGATAGTTGGTGAAATAAATTTCTTAGCAAACTCTGCGAAACCATTGGTTGAAATAATAGATTTAGCCTTGTTTATTTCTACTCCTAAGACTTCCGTCATAGTGTAGTAATAAATATCAGCTACTTCTTTATTTCCAATGACAATATCATCTCCCAATAATGCGTAATCGTCAAATCAGGTTGTAAAACCGGCTTGTCGAGCACAATACTGAAGGATGTAATGATGAGAGACAGAGAACACTCCTCAAGAGGATAATGCTCCCATAGGTTGTCCAACACTATATTCTAGTTTGAAGTACTTGCCGTTAACTAAAGATGACTCCGGAAATATAATATCACTACTATATTTACGTAAATCACCTAAGCTAACAGCATAAGGACGTCCAACCAGAATATGTCTCCAAGCCTGTGCTATACTTTGATCATAAATTAAAGTAAGTACCTGGACTTGAAGATCTATTGGCAATCTATCGGTAGCTGCAGAGAGATCAAAAGAATACAAATCTTTTAATCCCTTCGCCATTAACCTTTTAAGGGGTTTCTGCTGATCTCAGCAACCATCGTTCGGAATACCTTTTAAGATATCGAACATATGTTTGTGGATCGGTTCAAGGATACTCTGGGATCACACGTCAAGCATTGCGAATACTCTTACTTTACCTGCAGGCTCGGGTTTGAACGCTAACTTTCCGATCTTTAAATCGGATTTGGTTAACGGTCAATCTCGAACAAGTTCTATCTCTTTAAGAAGAGTCCGGTATATACCGGATTCGAAATAATTAGACAGAACTTGCATACTGTATAGTAAAGGAGTAGCATTTGCCGCCCCTAGCGCTTTCGCGTCTAGAGGAGCTGACATGATCGAAGGTTTACCATTTGGACCGAGCTGTTCTTAGTGGTAATAAATCTAAAAGGCCTTTGGGTACATGTACCCGAGGGAACAAATTGTGAACGTACTGCAATCGTCCAAACTGTAGAGTGGTTGAAAGACCACTGAACGGCTTGGTGATTGTAGAAAGTTTCAATTTTCCTTTTAAAGGTATTACTCTATAAACAGTAAGTAGTGAAAGTAAAGCCTGAATAATCTTAACATTACCATCTCGAACTTGCGTTCGGATGGAATGTGGGATACATTTAGGCAAACCGTCACGACTTAACGCGAGCCTCTGTTCATTATTAGGAACGTGTACTCCAGGTTGTTTCGCTAACGATTGGAGCGTCTTTACATGGATATATTTCAATCTATGTATAGTTCACTCTCAACCACAAGCGGTACGCCACTGGAATATCGTTTCTAATAAATCGGAAAAGGGTTTCTTATTTTCTATCCCGTATAACCAAAGTACCAAGCT